AATAGAAAGCAACTTGATTGCACTATATGAAAACTTTGTGCAGCAGGTGCCGGGGCGTGAACGGTACAAAGTGTACCCAGCGTCACCGGAAAGGCTTTTCATATCATGGGTTGCAAATATCATTGTTCAACAGCGTGTCATTATCAATGAAACGGCAAAAAAGAACGTGCCACGTTATGCAGACGGTGAATACTTGGACAGCTTGGCAGAATTATTCAAGGACTTGGAAAGACTGCCAGCAAGCCCAGCGTCTGCAATGTTCCGTTTTTATATTTCAGAAGCACAGAAACAATCAGTGATTATTCCTGCGGGCACCAGAATTTCTTTTGATGGTGCAATTTTATTTGAAACAAAAGAAAATCTGGAAATAAAAGCCGGGCAGACATACGGGGACGTTGAGGGAATTTGCACCACAGCGGGCGACGTCGGAAATAATCTGGCAGCGGGGCAGGTCAAAGAACTGGTTGACCTATACGACTACTACCAGAAAGCAGAGAACATCACGGCGACCAGCGGCGGCGCAGAAGAAGAGGACGACGCCAGTTATTATGAGCGTATGCGTGAGAGCATGGAGAGTTTCAGCACGGCGGGTCCTATTAACGGGTACATATACTGGACAAAGAGCGTATCACCAGCAGTGGCAGACGTGGCAGTGACAAGCCCAGAACCTTGCGTTGTAGACGTCCGGGTGCTTTTGCAGAATGGACAGCAGGCAACGTCCGGGGTACTGAAAGAGATTGAAGACGCCTTGAACGCTTCTGACATTAGACCACTTACAGACAAAGTGACGGTATCTGCACCGGAAACGGTAGCATTTGACATTGATGTGACTTTTTATATCCCACAGCCAGACGCAGCCAGCGCCACGGTTATTGCGGCAGCGGCAACGCAGGCAGTAGAAGAGTACGTGACATGGCAGACAAGCAAAATGGGGCGGGATATTAACCCGTCATACCTAACAGCAAAGCTGATGGAAGCAGGCGTGAAACGTGTTGAAGTCAGAAAGCCAGTATTCACGGTTGTTGATGATATAAAGGTTGCAAAGCTGGGAAACAAAAGCGTTCTGAATGGAGGTATTGAAAATGTCTAAAACAATTTACAATGCCGATTATTCAGAGTGCCTGCCGGAAGCGCTAAAGAAAGACCCCAAAATGGTTGCACTGGCAAACGCCACGGCAGCAGCGCTGCTGGACACTTCCGGGATAATTGACAATGTGCTGATATATTCCAGATTTGATGAATTGCCAGAAGAACTGGTGGACATTTTGGCATACGACCTACACGTTGACTGGTACGACTACAATTACCCACTGGAAGCAAAACGGGATTTAGTGAAAAACAGTGTCAAGGTTCATAAGAAAATGGGCACAAAATATGCCATTGAAACAGCGCTGGGCAGCTTATTTCCAGAAAGTGAAGTGGAAGAGTGGTTCCAGTATGAGGGAGAACCCGGACACTTTCATATTGCGCTTGATGTGACCAACCAGAGAATAACGGCAGACTACGCAGCTATTATCCGGGCAGTGAAAATGTATAAAAGATTATCTGCACACATGGACGAATTGACCTATCAAGGACAGGTCCACGGCGTCATATACACCCACGGGGAGTATTTCAGATACAAAACACCGCTGACCGGAAGACTTAACGCCGGAACATACCCACAGAGAAACACAAAAGCCGGGATAGGCGCTGCAACCTATATTGTGGGAACGGAAGCAGCAGGCTTCATATTCACGGCACCAGCAGCAGGCACAAAGCCATACAGAAACACGGTATTTTCACAGCAGGCGGCACATATCGACGCAGACACGGCGTTGAATACGTTTGGCTATACAAATACACCAGCAGGACGGATAAAAGCCGGACAACAGCCACAGAGGAACACCAGAGGGCAGACAAGCGGTGCCACGGTCACGGCAAGTGACAGAATGGAAGCACACCGCTTCACAGTCCCGGCAGCAGGAACCGTCCCGGAAAGAAGCACGGTGCAGCAGACACAGGGCGGCGCCGTGGGGACAAGCACGCAGGCAATGGGGTTTTCATACGGCGTCAAGCCGTGCGGAAGCCGCAGGAAGCTATAAAGGAGGTGAAAAGCCATGTTGACAACAGACGCAATCAATGATTTCAAAGATTTCATTGACAATATCATTGCCTATGCAAAAGTAACCGTCAACGGCGTTTCCGAAAAAAAGGTGATACACCGCCGGGAACGTCTGAAAGACGGCAGGGTTGCTGTATATGTACAGATTACCCCGCAGGTAAGCGGAACAGCCACGGTACAGAGGGTACAGCTTTACAACAAGAACAACAAATTGTGGGCTGACAAGGCGGTAAATATTCCGCTGAACAATGTACAAGAGGGCGTTTTGTACCGCTTTACTTTTGATTTTACAGAAAAGGAGGTGTAAAGATGTACGAACAGAAATTATGGCAGGACCATGTAACAGAGTTTGAAGACCGCTACACGGAAAGCAGAAATGATGATGGAACTATCACGCACACACCAGTTGAGGGGGAAATCATTCAGCAGGGAACACCGCAGAACGCAACCAACTTCAACCACATGGAAAACGGTATTTCCAATGCAACAGAAACGGCAGCGCTTATGGCACTTTCTACAATCCACCACCAGCAGGCAATAGCTGACTTGCAGGGAGAAACAGCAACGGTGACTTTGAAGAATACGCAGCAGTACCCGTTCAACAATTCTACACAGTCAGTTGCGCTGAAGACTGAAAGAAACCACATGGACTACACCGTGGAAACAGAAATAGTGGACTACACGGGCGGTTTTCCGGGCGACATTGTTATTACAGAAAAGTTGCTGAATGGTTTTAAGATGGCACACACCGGAAGCGCAAAAAGCGTGACCGTAAAAGTTTATGTGAAAGGTGGGTTTTACTAATGGCAGCAGGTGTGATTATTAAGACAGAGGAACGCAGACAGCACGAAGAAGCGGTTATGCGTTCTTTTGGCGTGCAGGGCAGCGGGACAGCAGCACAGAGAGAAGCAGCAGAGGTTATCGCAGCCAGAAGCAGCGAGGTAGTAAGAAACCAGAATGGAGGTAGAAAGTATTATGGCTACTAATAAAATCAATGTAGTTGAAAAAACACCGGGCACACATATTGAATATGCACTGTCTGGCGGTAAAAAAATCACGTTCGGTGATGATGAATTAACAATCAATCTTGCCAGCCGTGAAAGAGATTTTGAAGTGTCACTGGACATTTGCATTGACGAAGAAGACGGCGTGGTGATTGGCACCGGAGGACGTGCGCAGAAGTACGCTGCGCAGATTGTCATTCCTGCCAGACGCTATGATGTTATCGAAGACGGAGAGGACGAAAACGGAGAACCGAAAGAAATTCCAGTGCCTATCCCATTTGATATGTCGCTTTGCACACTTATTCTTTGGGGATTGGAGGTATAAAGAATTATGTCTAATTTTGATGATTTAGCAATGGCGGTTGCTTCCTTTGGGGGCAACAATGCAGTAAAGTTTGATGATTTGGGTATGCCGTCAATTATGGTGGGTATTCCAAAAATGAAGTATTCCGACATTATCACCGGAGGAACACAGGAAACATTGCCGTGGTGGATTGTGGACGGAGTAGAAAAAGAAGTTATCTGGGTATCGAAGTATATTAACGTCGTGGTCAACGACCGTGCATACTCACTGCCAATGAAAGACCCTAAAGCATACATTGACTTTGACACAGCGCTTGCAGTATGCCGCAGAAAGGGTGAGGGCTGGCACCTTAACCAGAACGGCGTTTTTGCTGCTATCAATCTTTGGTGCATGAAGAATGGATTTACACCACGGGGCAACACAAACTGGGATAGAAGCTATGAAAAGGCGTATGAAAAGGGTGTAAACACATACGTTGACGGTTCACATGGCGGCGGCAGAACTGCAACGGGTTCTGGTCCGGTAACTTGGAACCATGACGGCAGCCCGGCTGGAATTGCCGACCTTTGCGGCAACTGCTGGGAGTGGGTATCTGGTATGCGCATTGTAGATGGTGAAATTCAGATTATCCCATACGGAAACGCCATGAAGTCTGACTGCAACATGGGCGCAAAAAGTACAGAGTGGAAAGCAATTAAGCCGGACGGCACACTTGTAGCACCGGGAACGGTTGGAACATTAAAGATTGACAGAACCAGTACAAGTGACGCAACACTGCGTATCAACACAAGTGTCACGACACAGACAACCGACAGCAACGACACAAGCGTACCATTCAAAGATACAAAGGCGGTAAGCGGCGTAACCATTCCACAGATTTTGATTGCGTCCGGCTTATATCCAGACGCAGGACAGACAACGCCGGGCAGATTTTGGGCAAGAAATAACGGCGAAAGACTGCCTTTCCGGGGTTCGGGTTTCCACGACGCTTCCCACGGTGGCGCTGGTGCGCTGGGCTTGGACCACGCCCGTTCTCTCGTCAGCAGCCACGTTTCGCTCCGTTCCGCTTTAGTTGAATAACTGGAAACTGGGAACTGATACACTGCGGGGCTTACGGCAGTAAGCCCCATACTACAAAATACAACAAAGGTGGTTTAAGAAATGCCGGAAAACAAAACAGAAGAAAGACCGCCACAGCTGGACAATGTGCGAGATAACGCCACACAGGAAGATTTCAAAATGAAAAACAAAGTCTGGGAAATGCTGGAATACGCAGGACCACAGCTTGAAGAGTTTCCCAGAGCGAAAAGAGGACTTGCACAGAAGATAGACGGAACAATGCTGGATATTTTGGAATTGGTCATAATGCTTGAAAATAAGCATTACAAGAAGACGACACTTGGAGAACTGGACACGAAAGTTGATGTGCTGCGGCATTTGATAAGGCTTGCGGCAAGCACAAAATACACACGTAGCGGCAAACCGTGTCTGCCAATGAAGAAATATGAAATGATGGCACGATATATCAATGAAATAGGCTGCATGGTGGGCGGCTATTATAAATCACTGAACGGCAGCACTTCCGGGAATGGGAGTGCTGCAAAATAAGACTGGTAAAAGGCAGGGTAACACCTGCTTTTTATATTATGGGAATAAGCCGTTAATAGAGGACTTGCCGTGCCTATCCGGGGTTCGAGTTTCAACAACACTTCCAACGGTGGCGCTGGTGCGCTGAACTTGAACAACGCCCGTTCTAACGTCAACAACAACGTTTCGCTCCGTTCCGCTTCACCCCATTTCTGCCAGTAGTCGTGCCCACAAGTGGACACGTCCAGTGCATTTGGGTTAAAGGGGTTTATTTCCATTCCAAAGGCTGCCAGCCGGGAGCCGTAGGAAAAAGATTGAATAGCCGTAAAGATAGTTAGTAAGCCGCAGGGCTGAAAGTCAGAGCCGGAAAGACTGGCACTGAATGTATATATCACGTTTGGACTGCGGAAGAACCGCAGTTTGATTTGTACGGCAGATTTTAACAACAGGAGGGAAAAGAAATTGCACAAAATCAAAAACATTTTCCCTATGATTTACGACTTTGAAAATCTTTTCAATGCGTACAAAGCCGGGATAAAGTGCAAGAGGTACAGACCAGATGTGATGGCGTACACGGATAAGCTGGAAGAAAACTTGATTGAATTACAGAATGAATTTATCTGGCAGACCTACACCGTGGGACGCTACAACATATTTTATGTTTATGAGCCGAAAAAGCGCATGATTATGTCACTCACTTTCAAAGACCGGGTGGCGCAGCACGCTATATATAGCCAGCTGAACCCATATTTTGAAAAGCAGTTCATTTCTGACAGCTACGCTTGCAGAGTAGGCAGGGGAACACACAAAGCAGTCAACCGCCTGCATGATTGGTTGAAGCAGACTGACCGGAAGCCGCAGCGTTTCTATTATTTGAAACTGGATATTGCAAAGTATTTTTACCGGATAGACCATGAAGTATTGATGGATATTTTGCGGAAGAAGATTGCTGATGAAGATTTGTTGCACGTCTTGTCAGTAATAATAAACTGCGAAGACACAAACTTTGGTCTGCCGCTGGGTGCCGACATTGGCGACGTGGCGTTTGATGAATTGCTGGGAGAAGTTGGGCTGCCCATCGGCAATCTGACTTCACAAATGTTTGCAAATTTGTACTTAAACGAACTTGACCAGTTCTGCAAACACAAACTGCACCTGCATTATTACATACGCTACATGGACGACATTATAATTTTACACTCAGACAAAAAGTATCTGGAAAAGATAAAGAACAAAATTGCGGACTTTCTGGGAAGCAAGCTGCATTTGCAGCTTAACAAGAAAACCTGTATAAGACCAACCAGCATGGGTATTGAGTTTGTGGGCTTCCGCATTTGGTCAACACACGTAAAATTGCGCAAGAAGACGGCAAAGAAGCTGAAACGTAGATTGAAATATATGTTTGCAGCATATCACGCCGGAGAGATTGACAAAGATACACTGGATAGGTCCGTTGCTTCATACCGGGGCATATTGCAGCATTTTAACAGTTACGGTATGCGCCAGAGCCTAAACGAACTTTACTTGCAGGAAATGGGCAAGCCATATCCAGAACCGGAGAAGAAGCCAGCCAGCAAATGCGGTCTATTCTGCGGATATTACGGCAGCACTGATGATTATATCAAGCAGCCAGAAGAAAAGGAGGTGACGGACAGTGGAAGCAATACAGACGCTTAACCCAGCGGACGTCTGGGAAATGGTACAGAAAGCTATTGTGTGGCTTGCGGGAATTGGGATTGTTATTGACATAACGCCGGGAATTAAAGTACAGCCCGTGCGCTGGTTGATTAAACAGCTGGGAAATCTTATGAACCACGACATGAAAGAACAACTGGACCAGCTGCAAAAAGACTTTACAGACCACAAGGTTGACAGCTGGCGTATGGAAATTCTGGAATTTCAGAGCAGTTGCATAAATCACAGACGCCATACAAAAGAAGAGTTCGACCATATCATTGACATACTGGCAAAGTATGACAAGTACATCAAAGACCGCAAGTTGACTAATGGGCAAGTTGATGTTGCGCATGAATACATACTGGAAATATACAAAGAATGTATGCGCACAAATGATTTTGCTTTGTCAAAGCCGGAAGAACCATAGGAGGTACAAAACAGCAATATGAAAAGTTTGATATTTTTTATCATTGGATTTGCACTGGCATTAGCAGTGCTTTTTTTATGGAATTTGCAGTATTTCAGACAGCGCAGAAAGAAGAGAAAAGAAGAGTTGCAGGAACACCCGGAGCGAAAGACCAGCGCAACAAAAATCATTATCTTTTCAATTCTTGCAACTTACTACATAGCATTTGCCGTGGGCGTGTGGGTAGTGGTCACAAAGGATTTTTACCAGTTATCAGTCCTTTTGACGTTCGTTGGCGGGGTAACTGCTGCCGCAGTAGCGTTCTACTGCTGGAAAGCAAAGGCAGAAAACCTGCTGAAAATCAAAGCTGCATACCCGGAGTTGTCCGGCACGCTGTCTGACTTTTCAAGCATGACGCAGTAGCGCCGGGGAGGTATAAGACATGGGACTAATAGGAAAAACAACACCAGAAAAGATTTGGAACTTTCTGAAATCAAAAGGGCTGTCCAGTTGCGGGGCAGCCGGATTGATGGGGAACCTATATGCAGAAAGCGGGCTGAACCCGCAGAACTTGCAGAACAGCTATGAAAAGAAACTGGGACGCACTGACGAAAGCTACACAGCAGCCGTGGACAACGGCAGCTATGGAAACTTTGCAAGGGACGGCGCAGGCTATGGGCTGGCGCAGTGGACATACCACACCAGAAAAGCCGCTTTGCTGGAATATGCAAAAGCAGCTGGGAAGTCTATTGGCGACCTTGAAACACAGCTGGGGTTCCTTATGAAAGAATTGACAGAGGGCTACAAAGCCACACTGTCAGTATTAAAGAGCGCACAGACCGTCATTGCTGCTTCAAATGCAGTGTTGACACAGTTTGAGCGCCCGGCAGACCAGAGCGACACGGTGAAGACAAAGCGTGCAGGATATGGGCAGAAATACTATGACCAGTACGCAGCCGGAGCCGCTAGCAATAAAAAGAATGGAGGTACAAGCAATATGAACGTATCAGAAGTAAGAAAGAACTTTGCTGCGAAAGCAGCAACACACATGGGAGCCAGAGAGGGCACAGCGGCGCATAAAGCAATCATTGACCGCTACAATGAACACAAGCCACTTGCGCAGGGGTACAAAGTGACCTATACGGACGCATGGTGCGCAACCTTTGCCAGTGAAATTGCCATTGAAGCAGGCTACACGGATATTATTCCTACTGAATGTAGCTGCAACCGCCAGATTAAGTTGTGGCAGCAGATGGGGCGCTGGTGTGAGAATGACGCAAAGGTGCCGGAACCGGGCGACTATATCTATTATGACTGGGACGACAACGGCGTTGGTGACTGCACAGGCAGCGCAGAACATGTGGGCATTGTAGAAAGCTGCAACGGTAACACTATCACAGTTATTGAGGGCAACAAGTCCAATGCCGTTGGAAGAAGAACACTGGAAGTCAACGGGCGTTATATCAGAGGTTATGGCGTGCCGGACTTCTCAAAGAAAGCAACCAGCGAACCTGCAAAGCCTGCGGCACCTGCAAAGCCTACACAGGGAACAGCCGGGGAACAGGTATACACCGTGCAGAGAGGTGACACACTTTCTGGCATTGCTGCAAAGTATGGCACCACATACCAGAAGTTAGCAAGCTACAACGGAATTGCAAACCCTAACGTCATTAGTGTTGGGCAGAAAATCAAAATTCCGGGAAGCGGCGTGCGTACATACACCGTGAAGAGTGGCGACAGCCTTTGGGCAATCGCAGCAAAGCAGCTGGGCGACGGTTCCAGATACAATGAAATTAAGACCATGAACGGTCTTACAAGTAACACCATTTACGCTGGGCAGACATTGAAGCTGCCTGCATAATCAACAGGAGGAAAAAACAATGGATAATGTAATTTATGCAGCCGTATATTTTGCCGTAACACTGGGGGCGTTCTTGATTGGAAAGTACGTTTGCCCAAACATTCCAAAGACCGTCACAGACAAGCTGGGTGAACTGTCAGAGTGGGCAGCAAAGTTTGTGGAATGGGCAAAAGAGTTCAAAAAGGACAAGACCGGGGAAGAGAAGATGGCGGCAGTTGTAGAGCAGTTGAAGAAGATTGCTGATGAAGCCGGGCTGAATGTCACAGAAGACCAGCTGAAAGCCATTGCACAGACGGCATACAATGCCATGAAAGCCGGAGAGAAAGAAAGCAACACCGCAGAACCGCTGGAAGCGCTCACAGCCACACCAGCTGCAACGGTAGTGATTAACACCACGGCGCCAGTGACGACAACAGAGAAAGTGGCTATTGCCACAGACAATGTGCCGGAGGGCGCCACGGAAACCAACGCAGACGGCACAGTGAACCTTTACGACGCAGTCGGGAACATTACCGGGAGCGTGACAAAGGAAGAAGCAGAGAAGATGGCGGCAGAAGTCACGAAGATTGTTGACGAAGAGGGAAACACGCTGAAAGACCTTAAATAATGCCGCTGACGCTTTGCAGAATAAGCCAGAATGAGAAGAAAAGACCGTAAGTGGAGAAATACACCACTTGCGGTCTTTTTGCGTTTACGGGGCAAATACGGCGTTATATTGTTTTATATGTGTACTCAATCCCGCTTTCAGTTGCAGTGATTGTGTCCAGCTGGTCTTTATAGCAGCCACGGGCAGCAGTCGCACGGGCTTTTCTGACGGCTTCATTTTGGCTTCTGGCGCTTATGTGCAGCCAGTCAATGCGGACACCATCATTGTTCATAATGGATATTGCAAAGGATTTGTGAGCAATGCGCTTCACAGAACCTTTGCCGTTACACTGGTAGCAAGGACCAGTCATGCCGGATTTGTAAATGAATTTACCGGAACCATTGCACTTGCTACAAGTAATTATATCAGACATATTCACACCCCCTACATTGTGCCGATAAAATCAGAACTGGTAAGCGCCCAGAACTGGGCTGCGTGTATAGTTGGAAACTTTGGTATTTCCCATGTAATATTGTCATACACAATCTTGTATATGCCGTCTTTGTTTACTGTCAGATAGTATTTATCAGTATCACTTTTCCGGTCTGCCGGGTGCGTGTCCTGCACAATGAACGAAAGCCCGTTCTTTCTGAAACGTCTATTATAAGATTTTCCCATATATTATCACCTTTCTTTCTGGCTGGCTGCTATGCAATAGCAACCAGTCTTTCTGCACCCATCTTTCTTTCACGAATAACACCATCTTGATTGCTTTTCAGCATACAAGTGATTGTCTTTCCGGTCTTGCTTGGGATAAGGTCAACAACC